CGCGCAGCGGTTGTCAAATATTGGCAATACGTTGCGCTTGCTGTTTATACTGTTGTCATGGTCTTCCTTTTAAGAAAAAACAAAAACCTCGATGGTGTAAAACAAGCATTCAAGCTGTCTAAGCAGACCCACAAAGAAGAACTTCTCACAATCAATCGGGCACACCGCGAAGAGGTGGACAAAAAAGAAAAGCTCATCTTGGACTACAGCAAAACCCTTATGAAGCTCGATGATGAATACAAGAAGCAAAACCTCAAAATGCGCGAATGGGAAAAGAAAAGGGTTAAAGAAATAGTTAAAGAGACTCATAATGATCCAGAGGGAAGAGTCAAAAAAATAGCTGAACAGTTTGGCTTTGAATTGGTGATAACAGATGATGAAAAAGATTTGCTCGACGTTGTTGATTTTTAGTTTGATTTGGTTGCCAACAGCCACCTTCGCAGAAACTCCCAAAGTGGCAGAAATCAAAGCGGGTCAATCCGCTCCTTTCAATGGTGTCCTTTACAACTACCAAGCGAACGCTGTTTTGCTCGCCTCTAAAGAGAAAGGGCAACTGGAATGCACACTTCAGCTTAAACACAGTTTAGCCAAAGAAAAAGCAAGGTGTGATATGTTAACTTCCTTGGTAAAAGTTTCTCTGGATACCAATGAGAAGAAGTTCAACGCCATTTTAAAGATCAAAAACAACGAGATATCACATCTTCAAAAAATGACGCTTGACAAACCCAACGATTATAATCATTGGTGGTTCGCTGGCGGCATGATTGGGGGTGTGGTTTTGTCGTTGGGGATTTTTTATGTTGCCGTGGAAATAAAAAACTAATGGCGCTAAAGCTTACTCCATTAAGATTTTTTGAAAAAGTCAAAAAGATCCTAGCCAACAATATTGCCAACTATCTTGTAGCGGGGAGCAATATAGCACTGTCCACAAGCGCCACAGGTGAAGTCACAATAACTTCAACTGGCGGCGTGGGCTCTTCCAATCTTTGGTTTCCTCCAGATACCGCTCACGCCGAAGACGATGAGTTTGATTTAGTTACATTGGATAGTGATTGGGCAGCATACAATCAAGATGATGATGCCGCAGGCACTTTTGATACCACCACCGCAATTGATTTTTATGGAACTTTTAATAGTGGTAATGCGTTGAGGGTGAGCGCCAATTCTACTTATAGACCGTCATGGCTTCAAGTTCAAGTCCCAGCCCGCAGCAAATATTATTTGATAACAAAAGCCTACACTTTTCCGACGAATGTTTTAATCTGGACACGCCTTAAGTTTACACAAGAGGATCAGGGAAATCAAACAAATAATGACGGTACTGTCGGGCTGGCAATAACGGCAAACAGCAGCGGAGATCCTGATGTTGGCAACGTTCTAGAGCTTTATATGAACGAGCCAGATAACGATTCTATTAAAGCATCTGTGTGGCGATGTGAAGGAACCAGTTGGGGTCAAGTCGGCGGCTCTACAGACAGTGTTGCGTCAGAAGGTCAGGCAATAGAATATGCAGCAATTCATAAAGTTGGTGCAAATTACCATCTGTGGGTGGGCACAGAATCCAATTGGATTTATTTATCATCAACGACACTTAGCTTCACGCCAGCCAGAATTGGCTTTGTTTTTCAAAATGTTAATACAGCCCCAACATTAGTAAGCGGCGCTGATTTCATTCGTTTTATTGAAACTGATAAATTTGTGTTATAATGAAAAAAGATCAAAACTATGTCGCCAAAATAGAAAAAGCGATTATCGATAAATACGGAGAGAAGGGGGTGTATAACCCTCGCTCTGGTTGGAACTCCGAAAAAGAGGAACAATACCTCCGAGAACTAAAAAAAATAAATGAGAAACACTTTGCTCAAGAACTCCAACAAGAGAAAATAAACAAAGATGGAGTTTTATTGAGCAAAAAACTACTTATGAAGAGTGGCAACACATCTTGTCCCATTTGTACAAGATACGATCTTAAAGTCCGTGACGAGATTTTTATTTTGAGATGGGAATGTTGTGAAAGGTGCCACATAAAATATGTTGAAGGTCGCGAAAAACGATGGCGACAAGGATGGAGACCTAATAATGGCTAATGCAGATTTGGAAATAATCAAGAGCTTATCCCAAGCAGCAGGCAATCTGTACGATGGTGCTGTTGACGACAAAGGTGAACCCTTGAAGATGGGTTTGGCGAGAGAGGAACTTCCTATTACCGATCGTAAATATATCGACGGTGGTAAGGTGAGGTTTGCAGGCGATCAAGTTGTAGTAACTTATCAAGCACAGATTCCCCTTAGTGATGTACATCAAAACGGCATTAACGGGTTTCAAAATAAAATGAACGACATGGTTCAGAACCTCGTTAAGCAGCTAAAGAAAAATTACAAGTCGATCACTGGAAAGGGAGTAACCCTTACTGCTTTGGGTGACGACACGTCGGTTAAGGTTGATTATGTTTCTCGTAGCCGTACATTGGTAACTGCTCATCGAAACTACAAGATTGGTGGTCTTAGTGAGGTTATATCTGCGTCTGAGGACGATACCAAAGAGCGTGCGATTAGCGACACATACCGTAAATTTTTGGAGCAGGGTGGATTTGGCAAGCGACCAAAGAACGACACCAGACCTAAAAATGCTTAATGTCCAATCAACTTTCCAAGACACAACGATTACAAGAAATCCTTAAAGCGGGCAAAGATCCCGTCTATTTTATAAAAAACTACTGTAAAATCTCTCACCCCCTGCGCGGGTTGATTCCCTTCCGTCTTTATGATTTTCAAGAAGACGTAATCAAAGATTTTAATGATTACCGCTTCAACGTGATTAACAAAGCCCGACAGTTGGGCTTATCCTCGTCAGCCGCAGCATATATTGCGTGGATGCTTCTGTTCCACAAAGAAAAGAATGTTCTCGTTGTTGCAACAAAACTCGGCACTGCTACGAACTTGGTGAAAAAGGTAAAATTTATTTTTAAGAATCTTCCCGGCTGGATGATGATTTCAAGGATTGAAATCGACAACCGCACCTCATTTGAGCTAGCCAACGGGTCACAAATAAAAGCATCTTCCACGTCAGGAGATGCCGGTCGATCAGAAGCCTTGACACTACTTGTGGTGGACGAGGCTGCTTTTGTTGAAGGTATGGATGAAATGTGGGCTGGCTTATACCCTACGTTGTCAACTGGTGGTCGTTGTATTGCGCTTTCTTCCCCAAATGGCGTTGGCAACTGGTTTCATAAAACCTTCACAGAGTCTGAGGAAGAAAAAAATGATTTCAACTGTGTGACCTTACCTTGGCATGTTCATCCCGATAGAGACCAAGAGTGGTTTGAAAAAGAAACTCGCAATATGTCTCGCAGAGAAATAGCCCAAGAGCTTGAGTGCAACTTTAACCAATCTGGCGAAGGTGTTTTCCACCCCGAAAACATGGAGAAGATAAGAAGCAGTATCCGCGATCCGCTTCACAAAACAGGCATCGACAGAAACTTTTGGATTTGGGAAGCACACCAAGAAGGCGCAGAATATCTTCTTGTTGGCGATGTGGCTCGCGGCGACGGCAAAGACCACTCTGCGTTCCACATCTGGCGTCTAGATACATTCGAACAAGTAGCGGAGTATCAGGGCAAACCCACTCTTGATGATTATTCCCATATTATTTACAATGCGTCCAAAGAATATGGTTTTTGTTTGACAGTGGTCGAAAATAACTCTCTTGGTATCGCAGTTTTAGAGAAACTAAAAGATTTGGAACACCCCAATCTTTATTATTCCATAAAAGGCACCCATCAATACGTTGATAGGCTTCAAGCCGAGGCTGTTAGTAACTCCATCATTGGTTTTTCTACGACTCCAAAAACAAGACCACTCATTATTGCAAAACTGGAAGAGTTCGTGAGAAATAAACTAATTAAAATAAACTCGCAAAGGCTTTATAATGAAATGACAACTTTTATTTGGAATAATGGCAGAGCAGAAGCACAAAGAAGTTACAACGACGACCTTGTTATGTCCACTGCAATCGGTTGCTGGGTAAGAGACACGGCTTTGGTTGTTAATAAGCGCGAACTGGAATACAGGAAAGCCATGCTTTCTTCTATCAGTGTTTCTAACGGAATGTTTGACTCTCGTATACCGGGAATGACCGGGTATAAAGCCGCGCAAGATTCTTTTGCTCCAAATAAGAACAAAGAGTCACAAGCCTACTCACAACTACAATACCCGGCTTTATTGAAAGGATAAAATAAATGGCAGATCCCAAAAATCCAAGAAACACTTCATCGCAGCTATATAAGGTCTTAACAAGGCTATTTTCGGGACCAATCGTAAACTATGATTCGGAACAGCAAAAGAAATTTCGCCGCCAACAACTTGATAAGTATGGAACAAAGTTTACTTCACTTTCTGGAAAGCAGTTCAAGAAGTCTTCCTATAATGTTTATGACAATTACAGCGCAAAGTATTATACAACCCAAAATAGAATGGAGCGTTATGTAGATTTTGATCAAATGGAGTATACCCCCGAAATCGCATCGACATTGGACATTTATGCCGATGAGATGACAACCTTTTCAGACTTACAGCCGCTGTTGCACATCCTTTGCCACAACGATGAAATACGGTCAACCCTACGCACCCTTTTGTATCAAGTATTAAATATTGAGTTTAATCTTTATGGCTGGTCACGTTCAATGTGCAAATCGGGTGACTTTTATCTTTATTTAGATGTTGATGAAAAGATGGGTGTACAATCTGTTATGTCGCTTCCAACGAACGAAGTAGAAAGATTGGAGGGCGAAGATAAGACTAACCCCAACTATATCCAGTATCAGTGGAACTCTGCTGGAATGACATTTGAAAACTGGCAAGTCGCCAACTTTCGTATTCTGGGAAATGATAAATATGCCCCATATGGCACTTCAGTTTTAGAGCCTGCCCGTCGCATTTGGAGACAACTCACCTTGTTAGAAGATGCTATGATGGCTTACCGTATTGTTCGTTCACCGGAACGCCGCGTTTTTAAGATTGATGTAGGCAACATTGCTCCTGAAGATGTTGAGCAATACATGGAGAAAGTAAAGTCATCTTTAAAGAGAAGCCAAGTTCTTGATGCTGATACGGGTCGCGTTGACCTTCGTTATAACCCAATGAGCATTGACGAAGATTATTATATTCCTGTTCGTGGAGGTCAGAGTTCAGAAATCACAACTCTTCCCGGCGGCGCATTTACTGGCGACATTGACGATGTAAACTATCTCCGAGATAAACTCTTTTCAGCGTTGAAGATCCCCCGTTCTTATCTGGCTCGCGGCGAAGGTGCCGATGAAGACAAAACCACTCTGGCTCAGAAGGATATTCGCTTTGCCAGAACCATACAAAGGCTCCAGCGTTCGGTTGTTTCCGAGTTAGAAAAGATTTGTTTGGTCCATCTTTACGTTCTTGGATACCGAGGCGATGATCTATTGTCTTTCAAGTTGAAACTTAACAACCCCAGCAAGATTGCAGAGCTTCAAGAGCTTGAAAGCTGGGAAAAGAAGTTTAGTGTTGCCAGTTCCGCAACCGAAGGTTTTGTTTCTCGACGCTGGATTGCCACTAATCTTTTCAACATGACCGATGAAGAGTTTGTCCGCAATGAAGAAGAGATGTTTTATGATGCCAAGTTCAACGCTGCTCTGGAAGCAGCCGGTGAAGCACCCGAAGGTGGCGAAGGTGGTGGTATGGATCTTGGAGGTGACGAAGGACTTGATATGGGCGAAGAAGAACTCGATCTTGGAGAAGAAGGCGACGAGGAAGACAGCGCACTTCTGATAGAGCCGGGAGACGATGAACTTGAACTCACCGAGGCTGATGAGACTCCGGTTCATTATACATTCAAAGACGGCGCAACTACAACCAATAGATCCAAGGGCAAGATTTATAAGCCCGTGAAAGTGGATAAACGCCCCAAAGGCGCGAAAAAAAGACACATGAAGGCAGTCGCTAATCCACTTGGAGGTCAGCGAACCACAAAACGCGCCACAGGAGCCGAAGAACTAAGTAAACTCGCCAAGGGCTACGTTTTTGCCGAGAACAAAACTATTTATGGAGACATGGAGTCCAAGATTTTGAACTCCAGCAAGGAAATCGAAAAACTAATAGAAAGTTTGGAGAAGGTGAATGAAGCCAAAGCACAATAAGAAAAGAAACACGGCGTTTTTGTTTGAAGCGCTGGTTCGCGAAATGACCAAGGCAGTTGTCCGTGGAGACAAGAAAAGAAAAACGAAAGTTTTGAAAGTGATCAAAGAACATTTTTCTAAAGGAACATCCCTCTACAAAGAGCTTCAACTTTATAAAAGCATCTACGAAACAAAAAATACTGATCATCTCACCGCAGCTAAGATTGTAGTAGAGTGTCGGAATGAACATCGCAGGCTTGATAAAAAAGAAGTATTTAAACATCAATCATTTCTAATATCAGAGGTCAACAAGACAGTTTCGCCACGGGTTTATAACAATTTTGTTCCCAACTATCGTGCCCTTGCAACGATTGCCCAACTTTTTAATGACGACACGCCCGCAAAGACGCGAGTGTTGTTGGAGAACAGCCTAATCAAGCAGATGACGGCTCAACAAAAGCCGCTCCCAGAGAAAAAAGGGCTGGACGATTTTACTTTCAAACAATATGTTAAAACGTTCAATAGAGAGTATTCATCGCTGTTAGCAGAACAAAAGATGGTCTTAGGAATGTTTATCAGTGATCAGACCGCGTTAGCCTCCTTTCTGAACGAGGAAATCGGAAGGTTGCGTGATGCTCTAATCGGTGGCTTGCACACAGAAGAAATAAAAGAAGACCCGGTAATGACCGAGAATACAAAGAGGATCATCAAAATACTTGATGACGTAAAGAATAAAAAGTTGTCTGAGCGAACCATCATCGATGTTCTCAAGATACAAAAGTTAGTTAGCGAGATTGAATCCGATGACCATTAAAATCAAAATTGGACGCGCCACCGAAAAACAAAGTACACAGCGAAAAATTGCTGTTAAGAAGGCTTTAAACGGGGATTTGATGTTTCTTTCTCACCCTCATGTTAACGCTATTGTCAAGAAAGACAAAAATAAAATTTTAGCCTTTGCCAAAGATTC